AACTGTTCCGCCTGCGCCCGTAATCGTATAAGTGATTGCTGAAGCAGCAGAAGTAGTTACGTTAGCTGGAGATAAACCTGCTGAAGTAGCAGAACCAAACACCGCAGTTCCACGAACAGCCGAGCCACCTACTGTGTAGTTAGTAAATTCAGTCCATCCAGCGTGGGAAGACATTGTGTCAGCCGCTAAAAAGGTTGGGCCTGCACCGCCAATTAAACCTAAGAACGGGCCAACAACGGTATACGAAGAACCTTTTAACAAGGTATCAAGCATAAGCTGTTTGCCTACAGCGTTTACTAGGTTAGGGATCTGTTCTTCCCATTTAACATTACCGTCTTTGTCACGGCAGACAACATGGTATACACCTTCCATACCAACAGTCTCGTTACCAGCGGCGTTTGCTTGTAGGGTAGCTACAGCATGATCGCCAAAATTTGATAGTTCTTTTTGCATAATTGCTCCTTTAAGCCAATCTAATAACAGCGCTACTAGATGTAGCTGCTGGGAATGTTACGGTGAATGTATTTGTAGCTGTTTTATCCGATCCAAAGTCTAGTACCGCAACTGCCGCACTTGTTGCACTATTATAAATTAACGCCCCTCTTGCAGTAAAGGATGCTGGGTTCCAAATTAATGTATCGAATGAGATATACGCCACATTATTACTAGATGTGGGTACGATATTTGTTAAGGTTTTGCCCCCTGGGGTATAGCCAGTTCCGCTAATCTCGTTGCTGGTTGTATATGCCAAAGTACTAGCATTTATATCTGCCAATGCAGTATACAGAGCCATCTTATAGGTGCCGGTTGTAAAGTTCTCAGCGCCATTCAAAAGATTGACTTTAAATACGGTGCATGCGGTTTGGGTAATCATGGATTAACCTTAATCTTAGCCTGACCATCGCGATATGCATCACCACGCTCAAGACCTGTGCCAAGGCGATTCAATTGACCCATAGCCTCTTGGAATTGCTTCTCGTAGTAAGCGACCATATCTTGCTCACCTTTTTGGAATATAACGGCTTCACGCAATGTGCCATATAGCAAGCATGGATCATAGTTATCACCAAGCCAAGATGTGCCAGCAGCGTTATCCACAGAGGTAACTGTGTATAAAAAGCCCGTACCAGAGCCCCCAATATAAGAAGAAGCCGCCGTTAAAACATCTCCAGCGGCATAGAAATTACCTTGGTTCTTAATGGTTACACTGGTTACAGCATTGCCACTTACCACAATATTTGCTACTGCCCCAGAGCCTTGACCACCAGATAACGGTACATTACTGTAAATCCCGTTTACATAGCTAGAACCGCCCGTAACAGTGCCACCAGAAATGGCGCCCTGAACAATTGAAATTGGGTAGTAATAGTAGTGCAACTCAGCTGTATAGTTGCTATTTGGAGTTGGGCCTAATATAAAAGACAGTTCGTTGGAGTTAGAGTACTGAGAACCAAAGAGCGCATAGTATTTAGGCAGACCAGTATCCGTGGGGTTTGGGTAGGATTCACGAATAAAGTTAACGTCTTTGTTGAGTAAATACGTATAGGTTTCGTTAGCCGTGCCGTAGCCTTCAATTACCGCCATAGAAAAACTAGACAGATAGTCATTTGGACAGCTTAAATACTTATTGCTAGACGTCAGCGTACCAGTTACGTTTTTACGTAACGACGGGATTTGTACGGTGTTATATACCCTTTCCTCTGCCTGACGAACAAAAGTAGATATATTGTCTACAAACAGCTGTTCTGTAGACTCGGCATAATCCTGAACGGCTTGATATAACTGAACGTAGTTCATTCGGCTTTAGGTTCTTCCGCTGGTAGTTGTGGCTCTGCTTGCGCACGAATTTTAGCCATTAAAGAAAAGGCATTGGTCTTAGTTGGGAGTTCCCCAAGGGCAGCCATGATGCCGTTAACTTCTTCCAGCGTTAAATCAAGTTTGATTGGAGTTTGTAAGTTCATCCCATCTTCCCGCTAATCTTGCGACCTTTAGTAGCAGCGCCATAACCGCGCATTTCACCAACGCCATATGGATTTACTGGCTTATAGTTACCTTTGCTGATACCACCAACAGAAATGTTGATATTATCAATAACCTTAGCGCCTGGCTCGTAACCACTGTATGTATTTACGTTAATAGCACCACCCTGCATATTGTGTGGCTCTGCATACACTTCGGCTGGGCCGACTTCTTTGCCACCTTTTTTCATAGAGAACTTAGCCATTATCGACCTCTTCCTGATTTCATTTGGTTCTTAGCGCGAGCTAAGTTACGACCCATAGCTTTCATATCACGATTTAACGTGCTAGCGTTTTTCTTTGGGCCATTGTCAATAATGTGTTTGCCATCATTAGGGTAAACCTTAGTATCGGTTTTACCTTTCTTTTCAATACCGCCTGCTGATTTTCTGAATCCCATGTTTTACTCCTAAGTTGTTGTTACTGTTACCGATCCCACCTGTACAGATATTACCAAATCATTTGGCGTTAGACCAGCATCATCCGCTCTTGTGCCACCGACTGGCGCCCACCCCCATTGAAACACTCTACTACCGCCTTCTGGACTGCCAAACCCATCTGGGCCAATACCAGTTTGATTTGTCTGTAATCCACTTTGCCCAGAAACCAAATAACTAACATCTGGTCTAGGATCCCGAACTGCTTGAGGATCATTAACTGGATACATCCCCAATTGTAATTGTGGATGATCTGGATCCCAGCAAGTCGGACAAACTTTAATACGATACGGCTTAGTTTTAAGAATTTGAATCTTTAATTCTTTTAACTTATAGCGTTGTGCGCACCTGTCGCATTCCGCAATTGACCATTTCCCAGACGCAAAACGTGATGGCATTCATATCCTCAATAGAATAATGCTCTTGGCACAAAACGGATCGGGGCTTTTTCCCTGTCTTCGTCGGCAGCCAATTGCCATTGTTGCTCATAATCTGCTTTTAACATCATTATTCTGTTTGGATCAATATCAGCGAGCTTGTTGCTTAATTGATACGCCAATCCAGCAATTAGACAGTTTAAGAAACGGAATGGAATGTCTTCTGTGCTAACACCAGTTCCAGTATCCTGCATCCGTCTCATACGCCAATAGACGAACATATACTGATTGCCAGGCGCATTGGGGCTGGGCCATACATTAATGGATGGTAGGCGGTTTACAAAGACATTAGCGCCACTTAAATGGGAAGCTGCGGTTGTACCATTCTGACCACGGAAACAATTGGTTAATTGCCCGTTTACGATGTTTTGATAGAGGATTGTCTCGTTATCTACATTTATAAATCCAGTAGCTGGTAGATCTGCTACCGAAAGCACCGAAATAGTGGTTGCGGTAGAAGAGACGTTAGCCGATAAAGTAGTCTGTGGAATGCTAGCAATACCGCCTGTTTGACGATTAATCCATACCTGAATAGGGCGCCCTTGAGCGCTTTTATTAGGTAATGTGGAATAGGTAGATTCACTAATACGGCTGATGTTAATATCAATTTGGGTCATGTTCTGACCGTTATTGGTACGAATAACCTGATCTAACAGATCTACTGTATCTGTTGGGTATGGGTAAGTAATCTGCCCAGTATTTAACTGAATCTGCCCTTGTTCAATCGTCCAAAGATTTAGACCTCGATTAGCCCATTCAATAGAAAGAAGGTTTAAGCTACGACGCGCTGTTCTAAAGTCATAGCCGGTACGCAATTCTTTCCCGCACCGCTCAAATGCTTCTTCAATGATATCGTTGATATCAAGATTAAATGAACTAATCCCAGTAGTGGTCATTAGGCTGCCTTTTTCTTTCTGACAGTAATCTTTGTAGCAGCTTTTTTAACTGCTGGTCTTCTTTTACGCTGTGCTTTAATAGGCGCAGTAGGAATTATCGGCTCGTCTCTTTTAAAGAGATCAAGGATCCATGTAAACATAAAGTTCACTTTTGAATTCCTTTAAGAGTTTTTAATTCATCCCGTAAGCGCAAAATTTCAACATCACGCTCGTCTAATTTTTTCATTAGACCAGTGGTGATCTCGCCCATAATTTGGCTTTGGTGCAAGCGCTCTTCGTGATCCTGTAGCATCATTCTAAACAAACGCTCTGATGCATCAATCTGTTGCTTCATAAAATCCATAACTACCTCCTCTTTGCAGTTTTGGCTGACTCAATAAAGGCTTGTTTAGTAGGGGCGCCTTTGGAGCCTACCTTGCGCATTTTTTCCCCTGAACCTGCTTTAATTCTCTCACGTTTTGCGTGAATATTGGCATATAAGCCGACCTTGCCGCCTTTAGCATATTGGGTAAAGTCCGTATCATCACGGCGTTCTTTACGTTTTCCTTTAGGCATTTTGGATGGAGCAATATCTCCCATTCCGCGGCTAGGTCTCATACGATACGTCCTTTCGTTTTACCTTTAATAGCGCATCCATCAGCTCGCTTTGATGCAGAGCTAACTGTACCACCCTTGGCTTTCTTAACTGGCTCAGGTTTTGGCTGCTTTACTTTCTCAGGCCCAAAAATCTTGTCACGCAGTTTAACCATAGGATTGGCTTCGTTCTCCTCACGAGTGAGGCGGTCTACCATCTCTTGTGGCAACTCATCTTTGGTAGCCATGATTAGCAGGCTCCGCCTTTTTTCATAGTAATCATTTTGCCTTTGGTGTGACCTTTGGTAACACAACCATCGCCACGGGTTACTCCGCCCTTAGCCATGCCATGCATTTTCTTTTCATGCCCTTTAACGGCTGCGCCAGCGACTTTTTTCATCATTGGCATATCTTGTTTAATATCTGAATGTTTCATAATTCCACCTTTCTTTGCGTATCCCATTTTGTTACGTACTTCGGTTGGTAATTTTGCTAATCCTGGGTTGTCTTCTGAGTCTACTGGTTTAAGCGCCATACCGCCCTCTCTAAATTTTTTGCCTTTATCGGCAGTTAAAAATTCCTCACCAACAGAGCGAGGCACTCCTGCTTTCTTGGCAAACTTAGGGTTTTTAGCCACGGCTGCCATGAAATTATGTTGTTTCTTACTTACGCTTGGCACGATTAATCCATCCTTGAACTGTTTTGGTTTCGTAAATACGAATGCCTGTCCAAACAATAGTAAACAACGCTGCTATCGCGGGCAATATATCCACAAGGGCTCCTAGTACTGTCACTAAAGATAGCCCGTCTAGAACGTGCTTGGTGCCCTCAGTTAAATGATCTTTCATACCATTCTGCCTTTAGTCTTACCTTTAACTTCACATCCGCCACCACGAACTGATCCACCTTCTTTGCAGTTCCAAGCCCGTAAAGACTTGTTAATACGTGAGTTTGGATCGTTAGCGGTTTTAGCGGAAGTTAGCTTTTTCTTCATGCCTGACATGCGGGCGCAGAATGATTTCTTGCGTGGGCCGCCTTCTGGTTGAGGAGCCTTTAGACCAGGTTTCCCAGGGTTAGCGGCATTATAGGAAGCTCGCCCCTTAGCGTTTAGACCGCCTTCGGGGTTTTTTCCTTCCTTACGAGTCCAAGCAGGGCTCTTAGCCATAGAACACCGTAACCGTCATGCTGGCTGGGGTGGTTGCATAAATACCGTTTTCACAGCGAATACCTTCACCAGGAATTACGATATTAGAAGCGCCACCTGCATTTGCTGGAATAACGACTGAAAACACCGTAGTGCCGCCAGAACCGTTCTTTAAAGTTAGAGTGCCACCAGCTGTAGGAACGCCAACAACCATTCCTTTGATACGAGCAGCGCCCGCAAATACAGCTGCGTCAGTCTGAGCAGCGGCTATCGCCGTTGACTTTACATCATATTGCATACCCATAAGGGCCTCCTAATTAGGTAGCCGAAATAACGCCAAGAGTATCAACGCGCAACCAGTTTGTTCCATTGTAGAAAGCTACAACAGGAGATCCATTAGCACCGTTTGAGAAAAAAGTAATAGTGCCAGTTAAACTTTGGTTTGTGGTTGGAGCTGGAGCGGTTGCAACAGTGTATGTGCCCAAGCTAACTGGGCCACTAAATGTGGTTTTTGCCATTTCAAATTGTCCTTCTTACAAAGATATAGCCTATTAGTCGTGTAAGCGTCTGCCGGGGCAGTCTAATAAGCCGGTTCACCCGGTTCCTATCTTTATACACCTCTTTTATAAATTTGGCAATAAATATGCAAAAAAAATCCCCCGCCGAAGCAGGGGATCCAAACCCAGAGGAGTAGGTTTGATTAGGCGCCGGCAGAACCGAACATGCCAAGTGGATCAGACCAGCCGAAAGAGTAACGCTCACGAGCCTTGTAACGGACGTTACCAGTATCGAAATCGCCATCCATGCTGTTCTGGAGGGGGGTACGCTCAAAATGCTTCATACCGTTTGGAACATCAGTAGTCAAGAACCAAGCATTGGTGTCGGTCAAGAAGTGGTTAATTGTGTAACCATCTGGAATTGAACCATTGTTCTTAATTGCGTTGATGTCATTGTCGGCTGTACCAACACGCAATTCAGTCTCAAGCAAGCGAGTTGCAACGAACTGG